GAGAATGATAAATATAAAGAAAAATGTGCAAATGAACATAATTATTCAACAATTCGTATAGTACAAGATGATGTATGGAATGATAGAAATGATTGGTTTCAAAAATTGCAATATACAATTAATGATATTGCAACTACAAAAAAAATACAAAATGTATATATTTGTACAAATAATGAATATAGTAAATTTTAATCACCTAATTTTTCCAAAATTTTGTGAAGCAATTGTTTGATGGCAACCAATTCGTGTTGCACATCTACAGGGTCGAAAATATTGTAGAGTGGAACATCGATATTTTTTTGAATGGTCTGCACACGTTCTTCAAAAAACGATTCGCGCGTACTCGTTTCTTTATCTTCTATTTGTAATTTATTAATGGCAGGAACAAACAAGGATAAAAATAGTTTATTTTTGTCAGTCAACGAAGTATCTGATTTGTCTGCAATTAAAATGGTATCTTCAAACAACTTCATGATTTCTTCTTTGTGCAATCCAGGTCTAAATAATTCCATTTCGCATACAAGGTCCCATAACATTCGTTTGTTATCGGTAGTGTTCATATAGTATAAAGTCTTTATTCTTTATTAGGAATTAAAATAATTTTTCCGTAATTTTTCTATCTTTTCATCGGGAAAAGTTGTTTTACCTTTGAAATAATCGTAATTATGTGTTTTCAACATGGTAATGATAAAAAATAACGCGTACATTCCACATTCTGAATCTTTAAATTGATGTTCTTTGGGATGATTTTCAACAAATGTATAACTAGGATTTTGGGTTTGAACTTGGATTACAAAGTTTTTGATATTTTTAATAATTTTGTCGCCTGCCGAATCAAAATAGTAAATCATTTTTTTTCGGCGGTCAATAAACATGGAGACCCAATGTATTCCTTCCCCTTCATGTTCGTCTATATTAAATACAATTCCAATATCCATATATTTGGTTTTATTTACATCAAAGTTGCATAATTCAGGCCATACACATTGCCCGTCTTTTTCTTTAAAATCATAATCAGATGGGGATGGTCCTATGTATTTGAATTGAGGGTATATTTTTTCATATTGTTTCAAGACATCTGTAATTTCTAAACTAGATAACCATTCATTTTTATTCTTTTTCCAGGAAGAAGGACTTTTAGGGGCAAACACGTCATCCACAGGTACGTCTAATTCTTTTGCCCAACAAGATTCTTTTTTGCATTTAGTAAGTTTAGAATCCAATTCTTTCCAAATATCAACTGGATTGTTTGTATTTATCTTTTTTTTATGAGTACGATTATATTTATTTTTTAATTGATACAGATGATTATTGTTGTAACAAGTATATTTTTTATTTTTTTTATAAAGAGGAGAACATATTTCAGGTTTTACCATGTATTAAATATATATTTTATCTTTTTTTTTACCTGTTTTAACTAATTGATTAAAGTATTCTCCACATCCATCTGGAGAATGTTTGTGCCAATTTGATATCATTTCTTGAACAATTGTATCTAAATTCGTATTCATTATACTTGGTTCTACTGTTTCCACCGATTTATAAGAAGGCAACACCACACGCGAATACCATTGTTGTCTTGCATCCGTTGTATTTTTCAATTGGTATTTGGTAAATGGTCTGGTTTAGTTGTTGAACTTGATTTTGATAATCCATACATTTTTTTTATATTATTTTTTTTATTAATTAGAATATCTATTTTTTTAGGAGCAAAAATAAACTGGTCACCATTAATCGGCAATATTTCTTTATCTGTTTTTTGTTCTTTTTCTTTTATTTTTTCTAAATCTTGCTGTTTTAAATATTGAATGCAATCATGCACATAGGTTCGAAATGAATTTTGTAAACCAGGATGTGTATTATCAAACATGGAAGAAGTTAACTCTAAAATAGTTTCTTTATAATCCACATCATATTCTTTTGCAGCAGAAATAGTTGTTTTGCGTTTTGGATTGAATAAATAAGTAATGGTAGGGTCCATATTACTTATTTATATTATGAAAGTCTAACATTAATCTCATGAAAGGGAGTTGAACCCTTGACCTGCGGATTTACAGTCCGTCGCTCTACCAACTGAGCTATCACGAGAGATGTCCAAAGAAGGAGTTGAACCTCCTAACCACTTTATCGCCTTACCGTGGTTTTACCGAATTGGACATAGGGTAATATATAGTATGTATTTAAGTACTTTTTCAATAATTCATATTCATAGCTAAATAACTGACTAAACCAACTAAGATTGAACGTACAATTAACGACGTGTCTTCATCACGAATGCCCATTCGTTTTACGTATCGAAAAGTGTAGGATGATGCAAAAATAATGAAAATAATCATATTAAATAAACTGCCAACTACTTTGTAATCCATACTTATAGATTATATTTTTCCTAAATTGGAATAGAAAATTCAGAACACCAATGAATCCATTTATCTTTCGAATTATCTGTATATTGCAAATATTCAAATTGTATTTGACCGTACATGGCATTTAATTCATTTATTTTGGACATGAAATAATAAGGTAACGTCAACTTATCATAATTATCAATTTGTACTATTTTTTTGAAATTAGTACACACAATATATTTTACTAAACTACTGTTACTAATTGCTCGTGGTTTACAAATGTGTACATTTTCATAACATGCACACAAAATATAGATTAACTGAATTGTATCTTGTTGTGTTGTATCTGCAATTCGAAGAAAGCACATACCTCCTGAAATTTGATGGTTCAATACATACAATACTTGTTCTTTAAAATTATCAATATCTCCTATAATCAACTGTGTCGATTTTGTTCTTAATTTAAAAGAAATGTTTTTTTTTATCCAATCAAAAGCTTCTAAACATGCGTCACTTCCTACATTGGTAATTTCTGTTGTATCTGGAATTCGATTGGAATGCAATAGTTCCAGCATGACAAAAAAAGAATTTGATTTAGGCTTGTACTTACTTAATGTAATAATTGAATTTTCTACTTCACTAGTAGCTTCAAACGTATTTAAATACTGTTGCAATGAATTACATTTGATAGAATAGGGGATTTCATTTTCTTTATAAGATATATTTACTTTGGGTAATACATAATTCATATAGACATGTATAGAATAACTTATTTAACTAATTTTTATTTTTAAATAGTAGTTTTAAATACTTTAATGGCACGAAAAGGTACATTTCTTTTTTTTTGAAATATATAATATCGATTCAAATAGGAAATAGCTTCTTGGTTTGGTTCGGACGACATGTCTTTGAATTTACTGTGCAATGTTTTGAACAAACCAGTTCCATTTGGAAATTCACGTATGTCTGTCGCTAATTCAAAGCCATATTTTTCCATCAACGGAATGAAATATTCTGCAAATACTAAATATTCTTTCAGAAATTTATTTTTATTCAAGGATTGTTGTTTTACTCCGATAGCTAATGCACTGTATTGACTAATATCTTTCACTTCTGAATTATCATACTGTTTTTCAATATTTGAAAAGGGTACATATCCGGGTTTCAAATCCGTAGATAATTTGAACGTTCCCATATCATCGTGTGACGTCGACATAATTTGTCCCTTTTTAATATCTTTCAAGAGTTCCATCATACTACGTCCGTCAAAACAAGTGGCGCAAAAGTATCCACCAACTTGAATACAATCGACTAAATTATAAACAAATTTCATAATTGATTCTTCTGAATCAAACATATAATGCAGAGCAAATTGAATACTTCCTATATCAAATCCTTTTTTGCAATATCCATACGGTATTCTTGTTTTTTCAGATAACATGGGCGGATAGGTAGATTCCATACCAAATAAATAGTGTATGATTTGTCTTTCATATTCATGTTTCAACGCTTCTCCTTCTTTAATCATCAAACTGCTGCTTCCTTCTACAAACAACATGGGCAACAATTCTTTTTCATTTCGTTTGAATTTACGCATTTTCTTTTGTACGACGCGCAAAAAGGCACCATCGACTGTATTGTGTAAATTGTCATTGTTGATATCAATACCAAGTACAAACTCACATTGAGCATCTTCCCATTTTTGAAGGTCACCACCTTTACCGCATGCAAAATCAATCAACATGGCTTTTCTTCTTGTACTTGACCTTACTTTTTCGGATAGTTTGTCAATCAACATTCGTTTGATATCGTTGTGGAAATCACTCATCAATTTACCTTCTTTCAAGTTACCTTTTTCTGTTTTCAACGTATAATATTCATCATCTAATTCAGCAGGACGTAATGATTTGATTATTGCACTTTCTTTAGTTGGAGCTACCAACATTTCATACGTAACTGGATTATGTATACTTATCCAGTTTTTTACAGCAGTACTATAAGCATTCGGTGTGGTTTTATCCCAACGAACACGAATTGGCGTCCATCTCCATCCTTTTTCTTTTGTACTATCATATTTGAATTCCACAATAGCACCGTGTTCAAGTACTTCTACTTGTCGACCTTCACTTTCTGTACAGAGATTCCCTTCTTCATTCGTGTACCTATTACACATATACGCAGATACATCATAGGGTCGTCCGCCAATAAAAGGAATCAGTTGTTTACCGTTAGAATGTATGTCAAAATTTTGATAGACCGATACAGATGGACAAACTGTATAATCCGATTGTTCGCGAGCAGGGTAAGCGGTATATGATGATTTTAAGGTAATTACTTTGTATTCTTTTCCCATGACTGTTTTTTTAGGAGTAGAGTCAATGTCTACATAAAAATCAATTGTATTTTCTTCTGCAGGTTTCCATTTAAAATTTAAATCCCAAGTAGCTCGTTTGTTAGATATTGCAGCGTCTAGACTGGTTAATCCTACACCATACTTTATAGGTGTAAAAATGAGACCGTCTTTATAATAAGGTTTGGGCATTTCGTACAACATTCTGCAATTGGCAGGTGAAAAGGTTAAAAATTGTTTGTATTCAATTGCATATTTGTTTTCAGCAAGATTGGTAATGGATGAAAATACACTATTAATCACACGCATCAATACTTCTCTTCGGACCGGCAACGGATAGGCGCGAACATCATTGGTATTAATACTAAGGTTGGTTCTATTTTGTTCGGTCAGCTGTTCAATGTTTAAATAATACATATCAAAAGCATAAAATGTATTATGCATATTATTCTTTGCATCTTTGAAAACATGTTCACCATCTAGTACCATAGGACCAATCGGCAATCCTTTTTGTTTTTCTAGGGTGCAATTCATATTTTCAACTCTACCAGAAGTAGGAATCAAGTACATT